ACGGGGAACTCGCTGCCAAATTTTCTCCTTCAAACCGCGCTCGAGAGCGAGCTGTTTATGCGGTTCGAGTTTGAATCTTCGGACGTCCAAACTGCGCGTGTTGTCCAAAACCCACTTGCAGAACGGCCCAACGATAGGGCAATCCACATGAAGATGGGCGGCCGACATGGCCTTGGCACGGAGCAGTGACGACTTCACAATATCGGACGAACGTGCGTACTGAGTTGGGATTACCGCGAACTTCAGGAGGAATTTACGAGGATCAGTTAATATCGACTCGCCATCCGTAATGATGCTGCAGAAACTCGCACACCGATAGTTCGGATGATTGTGCAGTTTTAATTTCAACCCCAGGCCGTCAACAAGCTGGGGCGAAATGGCCGATTTTTGAAGAATAACGTCATCGCCCTCGGCTAACAAGCGAATTCGTTTGGCCCCAGCCACCAGGTCCTCAGGTGCACTGTGGGGATCGTTGGTCCGGCAGACGAGGAATCGATAAAGGCCATCGGTCAACAGAAAGTTTTTGGCTCCCGTCAACCGTTCACCTGTGTCTAGACGCTGGTGATAGCGTCCCGTCACATGGGGTGATTTAACCACCTTGGACGACCTGTTGCTCCTATTGATGACCGTGAAATTCCGAGCCCCGGGGTGGGGCTCAGTGATCCAATTGATGGCATCTTCGACGGCATAATAGAGCTGGTCGCGGTGGTGGGCCTCCATCGAGGTAGCGTCGCCTGTGGTGACCGGCCAGTCTCCAAACACTGATTCCATCCGGAGTTGACGCTCTGTTGGGGTCAGTCCTTTGACAGCATGGGGAACATTGTAAATGCAATCGTCAATTGCAGTTCCCACGGGGCCTGTCGCAGACTTAAGAACGTCTTGGACGAAAGTGATGATTCGTGGCCATTTGATCAACCCATCGGGCGTTCCATCGTGGTGTGGCTCAAACTTAATGAAGATCTTCCGTCGCATTTGGTCAGACGTCACTAACCCGGATGTGGCAGCCTCCCTCAATACCTGTTTTTGCTTGTCACTGTATGATGTCTTCTCCAGCCATGTGTCAATACTCAAATCAGTTCTAGGGTCGATCTGAGAGTATGTTTGACGGACATAGGCGGCAAAGAATCGGCGGAAATCGTGGCCAATTGTAGGGTCAATTGGTGGCATCTCACGCGCAATACGGTGATGAAGCCCTGCCGCGATGGTGAGCCTATCCTTGGATGAATAGTACGGCAGAGATACGGGTTGGCCGTCCAGGTGGACGTAGCACCGGAAGAGTTGGCCGACAATCGAGGGATGGGAAACCCCCGACCACTTTTGGACTCTGATGGTGGAGCGGTGGCTCAGATCGTTAAGCGCTTTGAAGTGGTGATTAGGTAAGGAGCCGATCTGGCAACCATATATGTACAGGGCGCTGCTCCTACCTGCCTCGGGAGTTTGTGAGGGTACTGAGAGGACTTTGTTCAGTACCCGGATTGGAAATGTTGACGAACTGATAAGGGAAGGCCCTCACGAGCTGCACACTGCGCTGCCAGCACCAATAGGTAGGCCTTGGGAGTGCGGCTTGCCTTGGTCCGATCGTATCCAATATGGGAAATGGTATCGGTGAGGCTACCGCAACGAAGAACACCCCGACCCGAAAGGAAGGCGTCCGGCCGATTGGCGTGGTGGAAGAGCGCGAGCGACACGTCGGGGATCGTCTCGGTGGTGAGTCGACGCTTGATCAGGTCGAGTGGTCGCTGGAATGGCCCGGTTAGGCGTTGATCCCAAGCAACCTGGAAACTCGTAGACCAGGTGACTGTTGTGAGCACGTCCCGCTCTGTGATGGGGGTGTGGGCGAGAACAGAGTGCCGGAAATCGTCATCGGCAAACTGAACTCCTTCCACCGGTCTGGCTCCGGATGTGGTAACTTCATGGACGTGGCAGTACAATAGACGCCTGGAAGCTTTGATCATCGACGAAAAGCCAATCAGTGGGGCCATGAACCAAGCTGGGGCCAGCGAGGCCAGGGAATTGTGGAGGACATGTTCGAGCAGACCCCGGTGGTACGGCAGGTTTGCCCAGCGTTCGTGTTCCCACACGACGACCACACGGAGCGGGTATTGCCACCACGGTAATTGCCTGGCGTATTCGACGAATTCGAACCAACCAAACAACGTCCCGTCAAGC